CCTTCGGCGGCTCATCCTTCGGCGCGGCCTTCGGCTCGTCGTCGGCCTTCGCCTTCGGCGCGTCGTCAGCCTTCGCCTTCGCCTTGCGCGTCGAGCCGCCGGAGCCCTCGACCCAGGCCGGCTCGAGGCCGACGGCCTCGCGGTTGGGATCTTCGTACTGCGTCATGGCGTCTTCGTGATCTCGACGATGGCATTGGCGTCGATGATGACGTCCGCGAAGTAGCCGGCGTACGCGACCTGGACGCCGAGGACGGACGGCTCGACGACCTGCAAGGAGCCGATGCGGTCCTCATAGACCTCGACCGCCGCCGTGCTCATCACGATCATCGTTCCGGCGTCGAAGCCGGCCGAGACCACCACCGGCAGGCCCGAGATGGACCCCACGGAGCCCTGCGCCATGTCCGCGGCCGAGAAGCCGGAGCTGTAGGCGTTGGTCGGGTTGACCGGCGGGAACGCCGGGCCGAGCAGCCCGAGCATGTCGGGGCTGGCGGCGATGATGACGCGGCCGGCGCCCTTCGTCGCGGCGTAGACCGCACCGGCGGCGGTCCAGATTGCGGTGTTGACGGCGGCCGGGGTGGCCGGGCCGGTGGGGATCGCGGGGCCGGCGGTCGTCGCGGCGTCGATGGCCACGCACAGCGCCTTCTCGGTCTCCTGCGCGTAGACCATCGCCAGGTCGTCGATGACGAGATCCATAATCGCCGGCTGAGACCAATCGATGTTCTGCCGCGACACGTTGACGTAGCCGCCGAAGGTCTGCGCCGTCACCGGCACCATCCCGATGATCATCTTCCGCGAGACGAGCTCCGTCTTCTCTCCGGCCTGCGGCGCCACGTTCGTGTGCTGCGAGATCTTCGGCCGATTCCACGAGCCCGACGGGAGGTCGCGGGGGCCGAGGGCGTTGACCATCGGCCGGGCGGCGTCAACGAACGAGATCACCGGCGCCAGCATCTGCGACGGCAGCAGGCCCGGATTGTCGCCGGTGGTCTGGTGCGCGGCGGCGCGGTTGAACAGGCTCAGCCGCTCGCGGGCGTCCTCGTTGCCGAGCCCGGCCCGCCACATGTCGATGGCGTACGCGCCGGCGGACCGGTATTCGACGTTCCGGCCGGCGTTGGGGTTCCGGGCCTTTGCGAACTGCTCGGCGATCTCGGCCGTCCGCCGCCGCGAGCTCGTGGCGATCTCGATGGTGGAGTGCAGCGGCGCGACCTGATCGTTGAGCTCTGAGATGCGGTCGCGGGTCCGGCTGAGGAGGTTCATCTCCTGCTCGGTGAGGTCCCGCTCGTCCTTCTCGGCACCTTCCACGATGCCGTCGATGAACTTCGAGCGTTCCTCGATCTCAGCCTGATAGCGGGCCAGTAGTGCGTCTCCGGCTCCCATAGCGGGATCCTTTCAGCGTCAGAATTCTCAGGTTCGACGCGGATCCCGCAACAGCCGGCGGACCCAGTCCTCAGCAACGGCCGGTAGATCAGCGGTACAACGGATCGGATGCTACACGGTCGGCCAGCCGCCATTGGCGAACCTGGTCCAGGTGCGGCGTCGAACTCGGCGACGCGGCCCGGCTGGCGCTGCGGACGGCCAGCACCTTGGCGTCTTCGTAGGCCGGGTCCGGCGTCATGGCGATATGCCCCAGCCACGCCTTCGTGATCCGGTAGGCGTCACGGCCCTGCCATTCGAGGCCGCCGTCCATCGGCCGGAAACCGGCGCTAGCGTCCAAGCAGCCGTCGGCCGCGAGCTCCAGCGTCTCCTCGCCGAGGTCCGTCTTGGCTATGCGGATCTCGGCCACGAGGCCCTCATCGCGGCTCGGGTACAGCGCGACGGCGCGGCCCACGGTCCGCTCCAGGTTGTGATCCCGGTTGACTCGGATGCGGTTGGCGCGGCGTTCGATGCCGTCGAACGCGCCGCGGCAGATCGTCTCCGTGCACATCCGCCCGTCATACGCCACGAGCGTCCCGGTCTCATACGGCATGACCACGAGCTCGACGGTCCGCTCGGGGTAGGACACGCCGACCAGCGTCGCGGAGCGGAGCCAGAGGTCTGCATATTCGCTCATGCGTCGCCTAGTTTCCGGTCGGGGGTAGGCCGGTCGACAGGGCGTCGAAGCGTTCGGCGCGGCGGATCTCCTCGACCGTGATCGCCGGCCCCGAAGCATCCTGGATCGATGCCAGCGTCTGGTAGGTGCGGGCCCTGGACTCCGGCTCGGGCTGCACGTAGGCGTCACGGTTCACCTCGACGCGGGCGCCGCGTGGCAGCAGCCATTCCGACAGGGCACTCATGACGGTCTGCGCCTTGGGCCGCAGGCCGGCCCGCCAGTGGTAATCAAACAGCGCCGTCACGTTGGAATACGTCATCGAATCGCCGCCCGACGGCAGGCCGACCAGGAACGGCGGCACCCCCAACAGCACCGCAATACGCGACTGCGTGAGCTGCGAGAGCTCGACGAGGGCCATGTCCTTTGGGCTGAACTGGATCGCCTCATACGTCACGCCGCCGGAGAGGACGGCGGGCTCGCCGATGCTCGACTGCCGCGCCCGCACCCACTGCGCCTGCAGGTCCGCGGACTGCTGGGCGGTGAGCTCATCCGGGTGCGTCAGGATGCTGGTTGGCACGCCGCCGCTTCCGGCCACCCCGGACGCGTACTGCGCCAACACGCGGTCGGCGACCAGCCGCGCCGCGCCGGCCTCCAGCGGCCCGTGGCCGCGGGCGTCATTCGTCGACGACTGGTAGCGGACATGCAAGATCCGGTCGGTCACGTCGACCCGGCCAATCGAGTAGCTGCGCAGGCCGTCGGCGCCGAGCTCGGCGTTGACCATCCACGGCGCCACCACGTGGAACCGCGCCGGATACCCCGTCGCGTAGTGGGCCGTGGCGATCACGAACGCCTCGCCGAGCTGGTAGTCCCAGAACAGTTGCTTGGCGAACTCCTCCCACGAGGAGTACAGGTCGGGGTCCGGGTTGCCGAGCCAGGCGTCGTCGGTCGCCTGCGCGGCGCCGACGAGGTACGGCGGCATCGTGGCCAGGACGCTGGAATTGAGGTCGAGGCAGGTCCACGCGGTGTCCGTCAACGCTTGGGCGTGGCCGTTCCAGGCCGGCGGCCACCAGTCGGCCGGCCAGCCGCTCCAGGGGCTCGGGAGGATGCGCGGCGGCGGAACGCCGGGGATCGGGTCGTCGACCAGGACGCCGTTGGGGTCGCCGGGCCTGACGAGCTGGTCGGGGCCGACGGTGCCGGGAGCTCCAGCGGTCGCGGGGTCCGTGTCATTCGGGATGACGTCGTCCGGCGGCCGAATCGCCCTCGTGAACAAGCCCACGGCCGGAGTCTAGTGAACGGCAGGGGCTTTCGCTGGCTTGTGCGCGGCGCCCAGCGCCCACACCAGGGCCTTCACCAGGTGAACGGGGCCCTTCCCTAGCAGCATGAGGCCGGTCTGCGCTTCCCGGACCATGGCGACGGCTAGCGTTTCGTCGAGCTCGCGGGTCGTGACATCGTGGGCGAGTTGGCCGTTGATCGCCAGGTCGCGGAGTAGCGCCAAGCCGGTGCGCACGCTGGTCTGCGTCCGCGCCTCCGCGACCTGCCGCAGGCCCGGCGGGATGCGGTCGAGCATGCTCGCCCCGACCAGTAGCCGGCGGATCACGAGCGTTTCCCGGAGCCGCTCGACGTCCGCCACCGCGGAATCCCAATCGCCGCGCAGCCACCCGTCGACCTCCAGCCGGCCGTCCGCCAGCCGCCGAGCACACGCCACGGCCGCACCCAGCCCGAAGTCATCTTCCAGGGCCACCCAGACCCCCGGGCCGGCCGGCTCCAGCGCCTCGCAAACCAGCCCCTGCCACACGCCGTCCGGCAATAGCGGCTCCGTCGGGCCGGCCGGGTCGGCCCGGACCGCCGGCCACTGATTCAACCACTGGGCCCGGAACGACTCGACCGGGTCCGGCTCGTCAGCATCTTCGAGCTCGCCGGCCAACATCCGCTCGTGCGCCTTCACGATCAGCCGCTCCCGCCGCGGACTCCACGTCGGCGACGCCAAACGCCACGCCTCGCGGTCCTCCGGCGCCGCACCACGCGGAGCCGACCACTCGATCAACAGGTCGCCATCGCCGAGTTCCAACCCGTCCAGCGCCACCTTCCGCCGCTCCAGCATCAACGCCGTAGCGCGGCGGTGGGCCGTCGAGACCAGCAGAAGTTGGGGCTGCTCGCGTTCAGCCATCGTCGGCGTCAACCCCTCATCAATCGACGAGGCCCGGACGCGCCACGCCTCGTCGACCACCCCGAGCGAAACGCTGTAGCCGTACACCGCCTCCTTGGCCCGCAACATCCACCGCGACCCGTCCGCCAGCAGCTCAATCTCCTCCTGCCCGTTCACCTCCCGCACCCGGTAGGCGTCGCGGCGAGCCTTCGCCCAGATCCGCGCCGGCCGCTGAACCTCCTTCGTCACAGCCAAATCTTTTCCAGTATGCAGAACATCTTGGGGCTCGCCGAACCGCTTCCCCTGGTGGATCCGCCACAGGCAGACCTCGCGCAGCAGGTAGCTCTTGCCGACCTGCCGGGCCGTCGAGACGATGGCCGTTTCCCACACTAGTCGGCCCTGCGCGTCGACCTCGAGGATGCGCGTGGCGGCGAGGCGTTGCCACCACCGCAAGGGCTGCCCGGCGCGGTCCTCGGCCCAGGCCACGAACTCCGGCCCCAGCGACCCCACCGCCCGAGGGTGCGGGACGGTCATCAACCTCGGCCACACCGCGTCCGCCGGCACGCTGCGGAGCTCCGCCAGCCACGGCACCCGCCAACACCGATGCGTCTCGGCGATCCCGTCGCGTTCGGCGACGGCGTCGAGCTCCGCCAGCGCCGCCCCCGGCCGCCACCGGCCGTTCGCGACCATCGTCCCGCCTTGCCGGTTGCATTGCTCGCACGACGGGAGCAAGCGGCAACAGCCGGTGTCCGGCCGGTGCGGATGCATCCCCAACGGCGGATCATGATCCAACGTCGTCGCCTGCCGCTTCCGACAGTGAACGCAGACCAGCGGCGGCCCCGCGAGCAACCCGGCCAGCTTCCGCCGATACACCCGGTCGTAGCCGCGACTGGTCGCCGTCGACACCTAACCCCGCCTATAGAGCCAAATCGAGGGGGAAATACTAATTTGGGTGGCGCCTCCTTC